TTCCATAGTTTAAAAAAGCAACTGCCGTATACTTGTTCCGTGCGCTCTTCGTCTATATAGTGCCAATCGTCCTCCATTGGGTCGTGCGGCTTAACTTCCCACTGAAACAATCTTCCGCACTTTTTGGGTTCTTCTTTAACATAGGCGCATTGACCGGGGAATGTACACGCCGTTGGCGGGCAATCGACCGGCATCCATTCATCAAAGAAAACTGACTCCGTAACAACTTGATAATAGTCACTCTCATTTGAGTCTTCTCTAAGAAGGACTACGCAATCAGTTTGGGTAAAGGTTTCCATGTAAGCTTTTTCATCCGAACCGTCATCGGGGTAAGCACCCGCCTTGTCGCAATATTCTACGAAATATGTAATCCCGCCCATATCTTCTACCCACTCCCAACAGCCCGTCCAACCACAAATACAATCAGATGGGCAGGGATCTACTTTTACATAGTTCTTTTCGTAATTATCTTCATTAATAACAATAGGGGGTATGTCGATATTATCCCCCGTGTATGGGTCAATTGGTTGGAGTACTATTATACAAGGCTCGGATCCCTCGTAGCTTGAGTATCCTTCCTTAGCTCCTGAATATATAATCCTATAAACCTTGTTACTATTATCGGAAGGAGATACGCAACCCGACTCATCTTTACACGGTTTTTCGCAATCATCACAAGGCCCATCCGAGCATATTAAATTGCCGTCATTATCAAAACAGCATTTGTGGGGTAAAAAATCCATTAACTCGGAGTACCACAAGGAAGACCCTTCATAAGTCTTCCTACAGAGTCTTCGTTAGTTTGACCATCGGGTACAGAGGTGGTTAATACATTAATAGTTTTTGTCTCATATTGACCACCACCGACATACACACATACCGAAACTTCTTGTTGGTAAACCTCATCTCCAACTTCGGGGCCTTTTAGGTGACCATAAACCTTTTGTGTGCTGTCTGATTTTTTAGTTAAGACTCCGCATTTTACAGTGTATTGGTCTACAAGGAAGCTAAACTTAATAAAAACTTGGTTGTTTACACAATCAACACCTTCGGGGTTAAGCAAGGTACTTCCATTAGCATAGGCTGCAGGGTTTATTACTTTTAATGTATCGCTGAGCGGAGCCTTGTCCAAAATTGGAACATATGCTTTTTTAGTAATGTTCGAATTTTCAAGCAAAAGTTCGGGGTAATCAAAATATGAAGATGTAGATTGCTCTTCCCCTAGCTCAATTTCTTCCGTAGTCAATCGAGCTTTTTCTGAAGCCTGAAGACTTTGATCCGTAGCATCTATTGTGTACTTGTACCTATCAAATTTTAAGGTCGGAGAGTTAACGCTCGAAATATCAACTTTATCGTACAGAGCTCCTTTCCAAGTTATAGCATTAGGAGAACCGGGTGTTCTAGTTATTTCATTAACATTAAAAGAAGCACTCTCGTCGTAAGATGTACCGTAGTTTTTGTTTAGATCTACTCTACTGAAATAACATATTTCGCTAACATAATAAGGTTCAACCTCATCAAATGTTATTGAAGTCATTTCCATCGGATCATAATTCGTACTTTGAGGAGTTATGGTCGTCTCAAACTTATCGGCGGGGACTGTGTGGGAATTATCAGTGGTAACTGAAACTGATGTACTGTCTATTGTTTTGTCGGGTTGCGGGTTGTCCGTACCTTTTACATACTCGGCACTGTGAATAGTCGCCGAATCATCGGGCACTGTGTTACCGCTATTGTCTACAGTTTCAGTTATGCAGATTTTCGTACCTTCTACATTAAAATCCGTGGGTTTAGTAAGAGGATTTTTACCTACTCTGGTGGAAAGTATTTCCGCGTCGGGAACATCACTGTCGTCGGTTTTAGCTACTTCACATTCTTTAATACTTTTAGTAACTTTATTAGGGTCGGTATCTTTAATATAAAATCCAAGTTCTCTGATGTATTTAGTTTCTTCCTTTGGATCTATATTACTTATATCCCAATCTATTTTTGTAGACTCCGCGTCGTTTATAGTTGTGGATTTTGTACCTACCGATGTGCTATCAATATCGATGTCGGGTATAGGTGATTTGTCACCCGTAGTAAGTTCGTAAGCGTCAAATTCGATGTCTTCTTGCTTATAATACTCATCTACTTCTTCGCATTCTACTTTTAAGCTGTCTATGTCTTCGTCAATATCTTCGGGCTGTTCAGTAGGCTCTTCGATTTTTAAGCTGTCTACCGGGTAAGTTTTAGGTTCAGGTGGGGGGCTTATCGGTATTTCCTTAAACTCTGTACTGCTTATTTTTTCTTCGGGTTCTGAGCCGGGTTCCACAGTTATTGACCCCATATTTTCGGTAGTAGTAGGGCCCATGCCCCCTGTTCCGTTGAGTGTTTGACACTCTGAAGTATTTAGATCTAACGAACCTTCCGTATTTGTAACTGTAACTGGCTTATATTTTATAAGCTTTTTAAATTGTTTAAATGTAAAGTTCTTCGGGATAGCTTTATATTGCTTAGCCTCTTTGTAAACTATCTCTAACTGTTTAGAGGTAAGCTTAAGCGCCTTACGCTCCATTATAAATTTATATTGTTTTGGAGTAAGGGTTACTTCTTTTTCGTCTTCAAATTTTATCGTTATCTTAGACGGTTTAAACTTAGCCCATTTAGGGTTGTCATGCGTTAAAGTAGTTGTCTTGTTTTCTAAAGTAAGCTCATAAACATTAGAGAAATTAAATTCATAATCTTCCGAGCTTATCTCTAGTTCTTTATTTTGATATTTTAACTCAGTTTCACGCGGTGTAAGTGTGACTTCTTTGTTTTGATATGATAAATCACTTTTATAAGGAGTAAGAGTTACCGTTTTAGGGTCGTCAAAAGATACAGTAGTGTCTTTTTCCCGCCAGTACAGTCTTTCTCGTTTTAAACATTCAAAATAAACTTTCCAAGGCTCTGAGGTAACCGTAGTTTCTTCGTCCGTTGAAACAGTTACCGACTTTGCTTTTATAACATCCGTACGCTTAGTTTGAGCGAATTTGTAAATATAACTGCTAAAAGTAGCAGTCTTTTTAGTCCCGACCCACTCACCGGGTCTTCTGGTAATTGTTAATTTATGTTTATCAAAATCAAAAGTAGTATTATAAATTGTCGCCGGTATTTGTTGCCAAGTTGCATCGTACGAAAATTTCTTAATTGTATTTTGTATGCGGTGAGTGACCGCTTTCATTTTAAGATCTACCGCAACTTCTGTTATGTTTATATTAGAAATTGATGCGTTCAACGCATTATTATTTTCATACTCGGTAACCTTTATTTCTTTAGTGATGTTCGCTAAAGTTAAATTATCTTTTTGCTCATAAGTAGTTATTTTTACCGGCGTGCCCTTTACATAAAAATCCCAATTCTGAGTGTAGGTGGTCGCAGACCTTTCATTGAAGTATTGTCTTCTCTCATTAACTACGATTTTTTTAACATCAAAAGCAAAGCAATCATCCGTAGATGATGCTGCTGAGCTTGTTAAAGCAAGTGTGTCAAAATCTTTTCCGAGATTTTCATTAACCCCAAGACCGGTTAGTATATTGAATTCGTCGTCTTTTGCCTTTGTTCCTTTATCTACATAAGCATTTTCTAAAGACTTAAGAACGGTGTGCTCTTCAAGCTTTTGCTTTGTCCCCAGTATCGGATTTAACGCGGTAACCTCGGTAAATTTATTAGTACTTTTAACACCTTTATTAACATTAGTTGGCGTCCCGGCGGTTACATTGGTAATTACATCAAAATTATCTTTCTGACTTGGACTAGGTGCGTTAAAACTTAACTCAGTTATTTCGGAAACATTTATATCGTTGTCGTAATCCCAAGTTACATCTTCACAATCGATATTTATATCTAAGTCCGTAGTAAAATTAAACTTCTCTAAATCATCGGTTCTTTCTTCCCAATTTACATCTACTCCGGGTACTTCCTGACCAGCGGGATCCGACAAATGGTCATCGGTAACTTTCCATGTTTTCCCGCCGTGAGTGACTACTTGACCTTTAGTATATTGCGTATTTGGAGCCCAGGCGGGGTAGCTTCGAGCTTGAGCAGTAGATCCGTTTGAGGTTGGAGCACCAAAGTAATAGTCATTCGTGGTCTCCGGCCCTGTCCAACTATGAGTTGCGTCAAACATCTCAATAGTTTCGGTAGAAGGGTTGCCGTTTGGAGTCTCGTTCGTAATTGTTAGCTCATTAGAGTAAACATTAGTAGGCGTCTCAGTACCCGAATCATCAATAGTAGTTCTATTAGTTTCAAAACTGCCATATGCGCAATCTAGCTCCCCTTGTGAAACATTTTCGTGAATATTCCAATCAGTAGAGTCATAATTAGTGACCTCACCCCATGTACCGGGAGTTACTGATGGGCTAGCGGTGCTAAAATCTACCGCAGTTAAAGGTGTCCGTTTTACATCTACCTCGCTTACTTTAAAAGTCTGCGGCTTGGCAGTAGCTGATTTAGATTTTGTACTTTTAGTTGGATCTAAGAAATCCTGATCTATGTCTAATTTTGTAGCTTGTAATGTTGCTTTCGGTTTCGTATTGGTCTTTTTTACTTCCAGCTTAAAGGCGTGAAAAACTACTTTATCGCCTTGAGTAGGAGTGGTTGAGGATAAGGAAAACATATCCAATTCAATATCCTCACCATTTGGTACTTTATCACCCGTAATTTTTTGACTGTAAAAGGTGCAAGGCGGATCAAGGTGAGCGTCAGTTTCCGAAGGCTTAAATTCTACTTTAGTAGGAAGCTCTACATCTATAGGTTCGGGTGCGGGGTCTGGAGTAGTGTCTTTTACCTCAATCTCGGGAAGTTTTAAATCTACTTCTTCAGGCTGGGGGTCGTCCGGGGTGATTGTTAAATCGTCTAGGTTTATATCTTGCTGAGAACCGGGGCTAAGAGTCGTCTTTGAAAACTCCGCCTTTACAACAACTCCCGTGCCGGGAAATGTCTCAGTCCAAACGATAAGCTCAAGACGGGTTTCACCGCTCTCTCTTTTATTTTTAATAGTCCCGTCTATATTTGCTTCTTTTTGAAAACCTGAAGGGCTGTCGCTAGTTCTGTCGATTAACCCCACATAACAATAATACAGACAAGGTGAACCTTTTATTACTATAAGATCTCCGTGAGATATTAATCTATCTCTTTTCCTTTTATTAGGATCCCACTCATCATCTATAATTTTTTGGAAACAAGCGTGCCCTAAACCTCTCGAAGTTGGTGGGGACAGCCCATAATCACCGACATCTACAAAATGTATGATAGTTTGTCTACTACCCGCGGGGCTTTCTACAACATTTAAAGTACCCTCAAATATACTTTCGGGGTCACTATTTTCGGCTATTATCTCCTCAACTTGAGTTTCTAGAGCAATTAACCGTTCTTTTAATTCTTCGGCAGTTTCCTCGCTCATCTAAAAATAAATAACTTCAATTTTCCAAATTCTATTTCTATGGTGGTGAAATATAGGGGTTACCTTCATAGAGCTTGGAGAGTTTACAAGTCTACTACTCCAAATCGTTGCGTCCCACGCAATATGACCACCGGCTTGCTGTATCGCTCTTCCTTGAAATAAAGGTCTTTTAAGAGTGTCTACTTCTAAACTCGTATCGTTATAAAAGAAGACCAACGAACTTCCACCGGGAACTGTTACATGATCCGAAGGAGGCATACGATTTATATATTCTGCACCACTTAAAGCTCCGCAACCCGCACCCTTTAAACAAGCTACATCAACCAAGTCTCTATCCCCCGTTATGCGCATATGTTCGGTTGGGAACCTCAATTGAGTCCCGTTGGTTGTTTGGTAAAAAGCCGCGTTTGAAAAGCTTTGTTTAAAAGATTTGGTATCACTATTACCTTCGGCGTGTACTATAAAAAAGTCCATAGTCACGGCGCCGCTATTCTTAGCGTATGTAGTGGCATAAAAAGGTGCTTGTTCAGCTACCACAAAATAAGTGAGTACACTCGGCGCACCTTGTTTTTTATTACCTTTTTTAAATGTTTTAAATCCCGTGTGGTCAAATCCAACAATAGTTGGGTGGGCTACATTTTTCTCTCGGTTACTTAAAACCTTCCAGTAAGATCCGATAGGTGCTACCCACGAGCATGTCCAGATGTCAACTCCGGGCCTTGAGGTATCTATACTAGCGGAAGCTCTTAACCATCTTAAGTTGTAACCCGCTTCGTTTCTACTGTTCGCCCCAGAGACAGCTCCGAGGCTTACACTATTACCAAGGCTAACTGAAAGCATTTGATCTTGTAGAGCTAAGTCTTCGATAAAATTAGACTTTCTGTCGGCTTCAGTAAAACTATAAGCGAAGTATGGATTTTCTCCTTGGGAATTTACCGAATCGTGGTTTGGAATAACTGCTTTTATTTTTGAGCTATCAAGGACAATACTTGCCCCCGGAGATGTTAAATTTACCCCTTCTGTATAAAATAATTCATCGGAAGCTCTGTAGCTAGTGGGGTCGTCTATGCCCTGCCCTTGCCGAGGATCCCCGATAACAACAAGCTCCTCTCCTTCGCTTAACCCTTGTGTTGTATCTATTACGGCTTTTCCTTTTTCGGTATGAAATATTTGGTCTCCCAATTTCCAAGGAGCTGCCGAATCTATTCTCAACTCCGTTTTACCGTTTGAACTTGATACTACGGTTGCGGCTCTTGCGTATAGGAGATAACTTTCGGTTGCGTTTAAACTTACTCCTAAACTGACCGGGCCAGCTTCGGCAGGTATAGTGCCGGCGGCATCCCCGTCTACATAAGATGCTACTCTTGGCTCAGTTCTCCTAATTACCTCGGGCAGCATATCCCAACAATCCGCATTTGACTCCGGCGTACCATCGTTCAACGCTTCTGCGCCCTGAGTAAGACCGTCACCAGTTTCGGGGTGTAGCGACCACTCTCTCGAATCGTAACCGAGGTCTTGTAAGTTACCTAGTTGTTTCAATATGTGGTTGCTGTTTTTCAGTACCACATACTTACGCGTCATGCGTTTTAACTCACCCGACTCACTAGATTGTTGACTGTACCATGTATCCCTAAGTTTTGCGTATTGCCGTATCAATGTGGCGGTGTCCAATGTATCGCCGGGAATTACTTGCTGATTTATAAGGTAGTGGTCGGTATACTCTTCATCAGGCTCACCTACTCTTCTAAACAAAGCGATACCGTCGTCGGTTCCGTCTAAACCGTCTTTTGTAATTTTTGTGCCTTCAGCGGCAAACTTTCGGGTTATTGTTTGAAAGCCTATTAGCGAGTCTTCTTCGACTTTAGGCTTCCCTATCGGGCGTATTCTTAAATCTTTAGCCATTACCAACCCCCTCTTCTAATAATTCTTATAGTTCTCTGCTTTTGTGGAGAAGAGAAGTGTTTAAGTTTACGCCTAGCTTCTCTCGCAGACTGAACTATTAACTCTTTATTAGCTCCGTTGTAACGGGGGTCGGTTAATAATTTATACTGTGCAATAGGTAATAAAATATCCCAACACACTTCGCCGGGAAGCCTAGGTGAGTCTCCTAACTGCAAGTCTTCGGGTATTATGTTAGCTACAAGTTCAACTTGATAATCTATATCAGGTACGGGGTATAAAACTAATTTAGGATACACCATAAAGTCTTCCGATGTATCTACTTGATCGACATAGTACCATATAGGTCTGTCAACCTCGGGCTCATCCATGTCATACGAGGGAAAGTTTCCTTGGTAACCCCCTACGGGTCTAAAGTCTCCGGAATAGTGGCTTCTTGCCGACACCTCATCTGTACGGGCGTTCATAGGAGAAAGAGGCCCGTGACCAACTAAAACTGGTACCTTTTCTACATCTATGACATCCGTGTCTAGTTCTATAGACTGCACACCTTCGGGGAAATCTACAGCCATCTTCCGAGAAGCCCATCTAGGTCTGTGGCCATCTATAGGCGCGTAGCACTCTCTGTACGCTTGGTTTACCGTTATTTTTACCCGCTCTTGATCTATTAAAGGGAGATCTTCCCATTGATCGGCTCCGAGCATACTCGCTACTTGATCGAGTATGTGGTCAAATAAACAAAGCTGTCTGAATTTTAACCTTTTAAAATAAGAACCCTCCATTGGGGAGGTTAAAATTGTTGGAGCCACCATAGGCGTTTGAGGGGATATCAAACTACTAGAGTTGGGAACGGCAACCTGAGGGGACGGCAAAGTGCCTACATTAGACACAGTAGCCACGGGCTGCCTGACTACGGCAACATTAACGGTGCTACTCGGAGGTAAAGTTACCGAGCTGTTTGATACGGAGTTAGAAGGCGGTAAAGTTACCGTTAAATTTTGTATAGTAGTTACGGGAGCTGCCATTACTCCAACCTATACATTAGGTCAACTTTCTACTACCGCTTGTAATTCGGGAGCACGATCCGTTTTTTCAACCTTCTTGGATTTTCGCTCTTTTTTTGGCTCTTTTTTTGGCTCTTTTTTCTCATCCATAAGAACGGAGAAAAACATACGCTTGTACAACCTACCCTGTGTTCTGAATATGTCGTCTGCTTCTCTTTGAGATTTAGGTTCGTAAGCATAGTGCCTACTTTCCGCATCCCATTCAAAAGTGTATTGCAAACGGCTCATACCTTTTACGCGCATTACTGGGACTGTGCCCATTTGATCTCTTTTTCCGATAATTATTATTTTCATGATATAAAAAAACCTCTCCCCCGCTGCGCAGAGGAGAGGCTATGGTTAGGATTGGAATACGGTGGATATTCTCAAAAGCTTAATAGCTAAATCCGGGGATTTGACGAACTGCTTCGACAAGCTGAGCACCTGGAATTCTTCCGTTGGTGTCTTGATAAGCAGCCATTCCGTAAACGGATTGGATACCTACAGCTGACAAGTGAGCTTCGTTTCCACTATTAGCGAAATCGTCATAGTGGAAGATTTGCTCGTTAGATACTGCACCTTTAGCGTAGTAAAGAGCACTCTTACCCATTGCCAACGCATACCCGATTGGAGTTCCAAGAGAGTTACATTGGTAGATAACGGTTCCGGCTGGGATTGTTCCCGCTACTGCCAAGTTAATGCTGTTCTTTGTAGGAGTGCCGGCGCTTGATGCTGCTGCGAGCTGACCTCCGCTGCTTACGCGAACAAGACCGGTAAGTTGGTTACCGGTATTTACCTTATAAGAAGCACAACCGTAGTCCCCAGTAGGAGAAACTGCGAGAATGTATCCGTCAATACTAGCTGCACCAGTAGCAGTAGTTGCATACTTGAATCCGCCTCCGCCTGGGATCTTTGCGTCGAAACCTGTGAAATTTGCAAAGCAGTCATAACCAAGGGTAAGCGTACCCGCGGTAGCGATAGTAAGAGCATTGCCAATAAGAGCGGTTGGAAGCAAAGGAGAACCTTGGCGTCCGTCAGCTGTGTCGATAATCACATTGTGATTGGCAATAATATTACCGTCCCACATTGCATAATTACCGCTGTACAATTTGTTAGCGCTACTACGCTCGTCAGCTTGAAGAATAGCTTCGAGGTAATCAGGATCTGAACGAAGTGGGCGTAAGCAAGCGTCAGGAGCGAAGAACAAGTAACCGGGAATTTCGGTTTTGTCGTCACCGCCAACATTCATTGGCTCACCACCTTGGGCGATCAATGCTTGTTTAGCTTCCTGAATAATATCAGTACTTAACCCTTCTGTGTACAGAAGATTAGGTCCTGCTCCGTAACCTGAGATGAGGTTTGAAGTAGAGTTGTTCAAGCAGGTGTCACGAAGAACCATTTGGATATGATCCTGTTCAGTGCGTCCTGCCCATTCGGACATAACTTCGGCTGAAAGCTGGTCAATAGTTTTGCCTGTGAAGCGCATAAGTTTTACAACTTGCGTCCAAGCAACAGCGTGACGGATAAGATCCACTTCAACGCTAAATGCGCCGAATTTTAGCTTTCCGGTTTTATTCTTGAGGATTTGTTCCCCACGAACACCCTGTCCGCGAATTGGAGCAACTGTTGTAAAAGTTACTTTGTCTGATCCGCCTGCGCTAAGATCGCGTTTTTCAACTACTGGAGAACCGGAACCTTCAGATCCGATAAATTTTGCGAATACATTCTTTTCCCGAGCGTCGCGAGTTACGAGCTCAGACCAAAGTCTGGTGCGCAAATCACCATCGGCAAAGATAGTAGTACCGCCCTTGTTTGCGGAAGTGCTGTAGTTAGTGTTTGTATTGAGCAAGTCGACATTACCGAAAGTTGCGGCTGCTGACTGTGCTGCTACGGTTGCTGCTTTATTAGCCATGATTAGTTTTTCCTTATATTATAGTGTTAGATTTTACTAACGAAGGAAGCTCCTGCCATCGGGTTGCCCTAGTAACTCATAAAGTTGGTCGTTGGACATTGAACCCATATTGTTGACAATAGACTCCGTTGTTAGCGTTTGTTGAACGGGTTTAGCAGTTTGTCCGGTCGTCAATACTTTGGCTTGATTCCCCATGGCTGGTCTGACTTGCCTTTGCTCAACTGGTTGCTGAGGCTGAGGCTGCTGAACAGAAGGAACTTGTCCTTTCTGAGCCGCAAAGTCATGAGCCATGATTTCAGGCCACCTTGGCGATTGAAAAACTGCTGCGTAATCAGGAGACGATTGAGCTTGTTCAATAAAGTGATCGAACTCTTTTCTGTAGAGTGTCTCTTTATTAGACAGATCCGGGTAGGATTGATAAGCTCTGTCCCTGCTCTCCACCGCTCTATCGCGATGGGTATTATATTCCTCTTCACGCCTCCTTTCATCAGCTCTTTCTTTCCGGTCTTGGATAGCTTGAAGTTGTAGTTCCTTCTTCATAATCTCTCTTTGAAAATTGAGAGCTTGAAGAGTATCTAAATCTTCGGCTGCTTCTTTAACCTTAGTTTCGAGCTCCTGAATCTGAGTGTTCAGAGTCCCCGCTTCCTGTGCAAAGGGGTCAGTCGGCTGTTGAGCTTCCTGAGGTTGTACCGGTTGCGGTTGTGGTTGATTCTGAGTTTCTTGACCGTAGATGACTTTAGCCGCGTCTGCAAATGTACCACTAAATCCTTCAGACCTATATAGATCTATGACTTGTTGGTCTAATTCGCTCTTCGGCCGAATTCTTCTTTTAGCCAGTCTATCTTCTTCAGATTCTACTTCTCCTTGCGGTTCAGCAGTTTCCAAAGAAACCTCTTCCTCCGTACTTGTAGCTTCGGGCTGAGCTTCCTGGGATTGCTCCTCAGGCTGAGGTTCAGCTGTTGTTTCTACCCGTACAGGTTCATTCGTTGATAATGCCTCACGAAGGTCGTCAGTTGACACATCCGCGAGATTTAACTCGGTTTGTTGGGGGGAATCAACCACCCCGGTTTGTTCTTCCATTCCCGTACAATACTAATGTTATACGGAGCTGAAAACCGGTTGTATTAGTACCCGTATATCTTACGCTTGCCTTTGCTTTTCTTTACTGGCTTGGCTTTCGCGCACTGTTGGGCTTTTTTACAAACCTCAGGAGTTTTACATTTTTCGCAAGTTTGGAATTCTTTATTTTTGTCCATCTTTATAGAATTTTAGGAGTTTCCAGAGCATGTAAGTACAAGTAAGTACACCGGCACAAAGTCCAACTATGTCGTTCCATTGTCCGAGCGTAAAAGAGAGCCCGGTTCCGATCATACCAATTATAGGAGTGGAGTCGCTCACGATAATACCTCCACGGCTAAATAAACTGCTACCATGCAGGCTAATATAAACACAATTTTACCTGAACCCGGTAAGGTTTGATAATAATCTTTTAAAAGTTTAAAGTTTTTCATTCGGTGGTTTTATTGGGAAGGGCGCGCGCGTAAGTTGTTTCTCTGCTTCAGTTCGTGCGCATTTTTGGGCTGTTTTTCTAGCTAGCAGGATAGGAATACAAAGATAAGCTAGTAAAACGGAGCCCGCTACCGTTAGTATTTTTTTTATAGAATCCGTAAACTCTTCAAAACCACTAGCTTGAGATTCTAAGCCCTTTTGAACCAATTTATCGACATCTCCGTGGGTCAAAGCATCTACGGTTTCTTTAAGATCCTCATTCTCGGTCATCATCTGAGCGGTCTTACCACCAGCATAACCTACACCGGCGCCAACAGCACCACCCGCTGGCCCAAGAACCGCACCACTAGCCCCTCCGGCTACTGAGCCCATGACTGGATACCAAGATGAAGCTTTACACCCCATAACCAAAAGCAGCATTGCCGCTATTAGTAATATATCTAAAATTAAGACTATATAACCCCGATTACTCATTTCACAGGTTTAGGCTCTGAAAAAACTTCAAACTCATCACCGCGCTTATTTAAGGATAAGAATCTTTGATTATTAGAAAGAGTTAAAAATCTTAAAATAGTAGTACTTTGAAAGCGCACTAAATTAATACGGTAAATTGTGCCCTTAACGAGACGGTCTGTAGTTTTTAAAGCAATAATTTGTGGCCCGCTACCGGCGGGGAAAGTGTAATCTCTGATGTGACCATTATTTGGTGCAGTAGGGAATTTATAATGGCTGATATATTTAATAGACCCCGAATCCGTAAGTTTTACGGGAGCTACTGCCGAAAACTTAGTGGGTGCGGGGTCGGTTGCTTTCTTTCCAACGAAAGTAGTTGTAGTTTTTCCAATCATGCCTTTTTAACCTTAAACATTTCGGGGCTGTGCTTCTTAAGATTCTTCGATTCTATTTTGATGACCGCTTCCGCAAGAGCCATTGGCGATAAGTTTTCCAACGCGTTAACGACGGCCTTGAGAGCAATTGTCTCCTCGGGACTTGTTTCACGGTCAAGCATTTTGGAGAGGTATCTCCCTCTCTCGGTCTGAAACCGTTTTTCAAGATGGCTAAAAGCCTCATCCACAGTAAGCCTTTTGACATCGGAAAGTTTGTCGAATAGAACGATGTCGCTCATTAAGCTACGGACTGAGCCCGGTTAGTCTTAGTAATAACGCCTGTAAGTACGGTGTATCCTTTTCCAAGTGGGTGGCAGAAGTTACCGAAATTAGCTCCAAGCTGACGCTTGACTACTTCGAGACTAGCTCCTTTTTTGCGATTATTAATCCTGCCCTGCTTAAAAGCATTAGGTATTTTTGAGTGTGTATATTTATTAGCCATGATAGTTATCCTGTTTGTTGTTGATATTGATTTTCGCCCTGTGGATTGCTGTTACCCATTCCCTGGACTTGTGCTGCAATTTGATCACCGGCTTCGGGAGCTTGTCCACCGCCACCGGCACCTTGAGCATCCGCCATGAGTTTCATAATCTCAGCTTCGCTTTTAGGATCGGGAGGTGCGGCTTCGGGTAGAAGCTCTTCCGTATTTTCGTAGCCTAGAGCGTCCAAAATGCGCTTAAACATAGGACGGCTAAACGGTCTGATTTCCGGTGGGTGTTGTAAAAATCTCTCTTGTACTTGGAGAGCTAAGTTAGCTTTTTCGATAGCTCTTTGACCCTGATCCTGAGAAAGAATAACTTTACAATTCATTTCTAGGTTAGCAATACGCTCGGGGGTCATTTCGGCAAAAGCTGTTACATCTCCTTCCATGTACTCATAGATCTCGGCTTCGTCCATAGTTGCCATGGATACTTTAATCAATTTTGCCAAGTGCTCTTCAAAACCGCGTACAATTCTACGCATCCAACGGCGTCCTATTTTAGAAGCTTCGTTAAGTGTAGCTTCAACTCCCGTAGCTGTATTAGCGGGAGATAACGCTTGGTAGTCACCTTGCGCCATGTTCGATACGCCGAGCCAAAGCTGAACCATTCCGAATACGAAATCTATTAACTCTTGAGTTTTGTTGTCTAAATTAGGAAGAGCGGAAAACGATAGAAAGTCTTCCATACTATACTGATCCTTGAGCTGAAATAACTTACCCGCATGAAGCTCTACATCTTCGGGCTCATCTTCGACGGCTTGAGGGTTAACACCTATAATTGGATTAGATGAAAGCTCGTTTCTATAGCTCTCTGAATTAAATTGTTTATCGATATACTCCTGATATGTCCTGATTTTTTCAGGTAAACTCGGACCCCACCAACGGTTCTTCATTTTACCGATAGCAACTGTTACATAAGGAGGTTTGTTATCGGGAGTTAATTTAGCGGTGTACTCGTAAAAAATAGCTTTTTTTAATTCCGTGTCGATAAACACACAGAAATCTTGTGGCTCACCGGTGCCGAGAATGTCTTTAGATATCCAACACTCTACGATAGGAATCATAGGTACTTTTTCCTGATCCCATTTTACGGTGTCCTTTGACTCTTCATTCTTTTCAGAATCAGTCCTTGGATTAGCATCTTTTTTGACAGCTTCTAAATAATCGGCGAATGAGAACCACTCTCTGTTAAGAAAGATCTCTTCACACCAGTGCAGATTTTTGTCGTAAAGTTCGGCTATAAAATCGGCGTATTCTAGGTGCTCAACGGAGCTTGGAGCTAAGAATCTATCGGAATCAACGACCACCGACCGAGGACCTTTGTACTTTATCTGTTGAGTCGGTACGCCTTCGGGAAACGGTTTAAATTCATGTTTACCCGGCGTGACAACGAACGACGGGTCGGCTTCTAGACGAGACTCCGTTTCGCCGGTTTCAGGGTTAACTTCGGGGAATAGATTAGACTCTCCTTCAATTACCGGGCCTTGGTCTAAGATCTCTACAAACTCTTGAATCTCGTTATCAAACAAAGCGCTACGCTCCATGTCGTACCATGTAGATTTACGCTCTTCATAAACGGATTTAAATATAGCGGCTCTTTGGATAAATATATGCAGAAAACTTTCCTCAAGCCTTTCACGGATACGGCCTTTGTCTTCTAGTTTCCAATGGAAATATCTGTTAAAATCTTCAGCGGAATCAGCATCTGCGAGCCCTTGCGGTTTAAATTCGAAGTATGGGCTAGTTCCCGTTATTTCATCTTCAGCTCTAGCTAAGAAATGATCTACGACTAAACTGGTCAAGGGTACTGAAACATTTGATTGTGAATAAATACCGTCTAGCGAATCCCGATCAAACCGATCATTTTCATAAGTTTTCCAAGAAAGTTTATCAGATTTAATCCTAATCGCGTTGTCTTCCTTAAGGGCTTCAACTCTATCCAGCGCGTACTGAACGAGCTTTTCCTCCTGTTCTTTGTTAAGTATTAGATTTGTATTCTTCACGATATCATTTGTTATACATCAATTCCCATCTTTCTAGCTTTGTACAATACTTTAAGCCATGTCGCGACCCGTTGCTTTTCGTACTCTTCGATCTTAGCAGCTTTTTGTGATTCCGACAACTTACCCGCATTAACTTTATCGATGAGTCTTTGTATTGCTTTTCGTTTAGTATCAGCGGCATCTACGATGGGTTTGATTTTTAATAAGTCTTTGTTGGCCAACATTGCTTGTTTAGCTTGTGTTATGTTTTTACCATTTTTTAGGTTTTTTACATACTCATTAGCTACATCTACTCTGTGTTTCAGACCGTAAAATCTTTTAGAAGTTGTGAAACTTGAATAACCTTCTCTGTAGAATCTGCGTGTTACGGGAACTTCCTTCCAATTAACATCTGCATTTCCATTTAAACCTGCATATGCTCCTGAAATAATTCTCGAAAACGCTGCACCTGGGCCACCTGTGTATCCTTCGAATATGTGCTCTAAGTCGCTTCCTGAGAGCCCCCAAAGCATATCATCCATTTCGTTAGTAACCTCGCCTGCACCAAACATTTTCTTTAATGATCCGGGAGTCACTTCGTCACCGCCTAACCATTTGTTAATGCTTTTTGCGGCATCTACGAAAAAGTCTTTAGTTCCTTTACTACTCCTTTCGGAGGCTGGTGTCTTTACTCCGAAGTCTCTGTCTTTTCTAGTAATGGGTGCTCCATAAAAAGTTTCGTTTTGCATTACTTGATACAAAGGAGCAAATACACCAGGAACCCAAGTTTCACCAACGGGGTTAAATGTGTTGTAGAAGTTATCCATAGCGCTTGCGCCATTAGCTATAACTCCTGAGCCACCCATAGCGGGTCCGAATTGGCTTGCGACTACATTAGATGCTTTCTGCCCCATCATCCAAATTAAGTTCCAACCCCAAGGTAATGGGACTCTTAAGTTCTTATCCGTTCCGGGTATAAAAGCTACGAGATTAGAATCTCTTTCAAAGTCACCTAAATTATCGTAATGGTTGCCTTCTTTTTCACCGTCTTCATCTTCGTCGTGACCGGTAAGCAATCTTTGAAGTATCCCCCACATAAAAGATACGGTCATAATTCCGACCACTATTTTAGCAGCTCCTGCATCCCTATTAGCCAACGCTCTTAAGAACCTCAAGTTACCCTGAACTCCTGCGTTAAAGAACAATACCAAAGAACCAATACTTGAGCTTAGCGTACCCTTACGGTTGAAGTCTACGGAGATGTTTCTACCAGCCATAACGGCTTGCTGTATTGTAAAACCGGATTGAAGTAGCTTAGTGGCTACAACCAACCTGACTGTGTTTTCTACACCCGCATTAGCCGCTTCAACTACTTTAATAAATCTATTTTCGAGCAGAGCTGTTTTAGCTTTGCTTATTTTTCTTTTAACTCCGGTCGGTTGAGTTCCGAGGACTTTTTGAATATCCTCCATTGCGTTAGTCATTGCGTCAGGGCCTGAGAAAGCTGTACGCAAGCCATGTGCTTCGAAGAATTTAAACCAACTTTCCCAATCACCTTCGGGTATTTTTAAAGCTGTTTCTCGGTTAACCTTAGCCCACTCGTTAGATCTTTTACCCTCTTCTAAACTTCTTTCTACTTTATAAATACCTTTTGTAACTTTGTAGAAATTACGGGGGTTTAAAAGTGAAGCTACATCTTTAAATATCTTTTTCTTCTCGTCTTCTCTGATGTTAGCCATCGCATTGATCGTATCCCTAACAGCATTCGCAAGAATGAAGTCGGGATTGAACGATGTGTACATCTGAGCGAGGAAACGAGTAGGTACATTAAATAGTTTAAGTATAGGGTTGGTAGGTACGAAATTAAGGTTACCTAACTCAGCTTTCATACGAGCACCGATGCCCGTAAGAGATTGACCACTCCGGGCTACCTTCATGTTAAACTTAACAAATTTAAGCTCACCTTTTTGCTTAACCAAGAAGATAGATGGGTCTTGCATACTTATAGGTATTTCTCCTTTTCTTAAGACCGTTCTAGTTTTACCATCTACTACTTTTTTCTTTAAACGGGTACCCTCTACTGTTGGCATTTTCCCGCTTAAATCTTCTTCGTTAATTACATCGAAAATTTCATTAAACTCTTGGAATATGATCTTTCGCTTAGCGGGGTCGTTAAATAGTTTAGATATACCGTTTGCTTCGGTAATTTCTTTAAAATTGTCAGACCACTCAATATTCCCATCTAAGTTGTCTCTGTTTTTAAATAATTCTAAAAACAACTCATAGAACTCACGCATACGCTGACCGGGTGCTATTTTCGCACCTCTCATAACCATTGCGTCATGATCTAAAAATGCATGAGCTAAAGCAGTTGAAGGGTCGGGCTTGTCCACACCTTTTCTTCTACCTGTGACTCTTTTAGAAATTTCGTTACTGCTCTTTGAAGCCCAACCCGATTGACCCCCTTTTATCTTAATAAGATCTTGAAGAGCTTCGGTTTCTTCGTATTGAAACTCGTTGTTCTGAAACCCTCTCATTGGGGCATAGAAATAACCACTAGGTAACCCGAGATCTGAGTCTACTTTATTCTGAGCCTTCCAATTATCGGAGTTAAATGTAGCCTTTATTGTAGCAACATCTTCTGCGTACTCAGGGGCAGTGGGATCAAGTTCCAATGACTCAAATACAATGTTAACAAGTTCATCCGCAGTAGCGGCTCTTGATTTAGATGTGATTAACTTAAAGGCTTCTTCTTGAGTAATTTGACCCGTTTCCAAAGCGCGGGAAATAGTAGTGGCGTTCATCCTTGCCCACAGACCCATGATACTTTGACTTGGGTTACTCGCTCCGTGTTTTAACAAACGGGTAAGTTTACTGTTTGACCTAGCATTATTTACTATAGCGGCAGCTTCTCTGTCGGAATAACCTGACGGTGCAAACTCGCCGCTTTCATTCTCATACAAAGATTCGTCGTAATGTTTTTTAATAAGCTCACGATCTCTTTTGATATCGGCTTTATATTTCTTAACAATTTCGGTAAGTTCTTCTCTTCCGGTTTCACTTAGACCCTCACCCGCCAGTGTGTTTTCATGGTCATCTATTTTCTTTTGAGCAGTGTCTATCTTATTTTGAAGATCTGCTTTCGCTTCGTTTAACAACCCACGGACATGTCTATTAAAAGTTCCCGCAGATAGCGCTTGAACATACCTACCGAAATCGGTTTCGGAAACACCGTAGTCACGAAGTAATTTTAAAATAGGTTTACGGAATCGTGAATCAAAATCTCGAGAAGCTATTTTAACTTTTGCATAGGTGGGCAATATAACACCCATCATGTCAAAGAAGTCTCTACCGTCCGTGCCAAATTTAAGGTTTAATTTATCATTTAGCTTAATAGCCAAATCCTCAAGAGATGCATGTTGGTTGAATAAAGTTACGCGTACTTTGTATCGCCATTCTTCGGGTATCTTGTTAAACCCGGCTCTAACCGTTGACATGACGGAAGCGGCTATTCTTTCGGAGAATAAAGCGGGCATCTCAGAAACAAGGGTAAGCTCGGATCCAAGAGTCTTATTTTGTCTTTTTTGTTTCCCCCGATTTACCTTTTCGGCGATGTTTTTTGGAACGATTCCATATAAAGATATACGGTTAACATCGTCTTCGGTTAAGCTGGATATATCTAGTATAAAATCACCTAAAGTAGCTTCGGGTTTAGGCGCCATGAAAGGTTCGTATTGATACTCGAACATGAGTCTGTGAATACGATCGAGAAGTTTAGTTTCTAGTTCTCTTCTTAAATGTGCACTTAAAGGGCCGGGCTTACCATTATTAATAAGATGAGCACTTCTGTCCTCATAATACTCAAGTTCGGTATTTACTAAGCCTTTTATTAGGTCTTTCACAGATTGGTTTTCCCAAAATACAGGAGGAGTTTTTATTTTCGCGTTTCTACCACCGCTTTCGTGCACAAATCGCTCGGCGGTCATATTTTGCAATTCTGCTTCCTGCTCTGTAAATAAAGCAGTATAACTCGCAGCTTCCTCCTGACCAGCATTTTCCTGAGCATTAAAAACATCGGGATCAAACCCCGATAGATCATCGAAATTCATAGGATCTGCTTCCGACTCAAATTTTCGGAGTCTTTCATTCCTTTTTCTTTGCTGCTCCTTATACTCTCTCCAATTATCTAAAAGATTTTTATCTCTAGTGTTTTTATAGACATTGTAAACTTCTCTATATAAACTAACCATACCCGGAGTCGCGTTGTAATGCAGAGGAGTGTACATATTGGTACCCTCGGGTATTGGGTAATCTAGCATTTTTAAATTAAGCCCTTCACGCTCTTTGCGAGCCATTTCAGCACCTATGGGGTTATTTTTAGGGTCTTTCATGTCTGGACCCGTCATTTTTTTCTCTACTTTCTTAATGGTAGGCTTAGGCAGCTTCATAGCCTTTGCAAACTTCATTATTGCATTAGGTATGTGAGTGCTGTACATCGCAATTCGAATAGGTTGCTCTTTACCATCGGGGTCTTTATCTTCCCTGTGAAATGCAATTTTCGATTTACCCTCAATAATAGCTTTTTTTACTATTGTACGAATACCCGCATTTATCCAACCCATGTTCAATGGAGGTCTTCCGTGATCCATAAGAACTTGGTCGTCAGATCTGTCGTAAAAACCTGGCGGTTCGGTTGGATCTGTTTCGCCTTGGTAGTGTTGTTCCATTGCAAGTTCTTCATCCTCGGTAAATATTTCCGTCACAGGAGGCCCACGCCTAACTTTAGCTATTTCACTCCTTGATTTTTGGTTCCAGTCAGATTGAAGTTCTTCCACCCGAAGAACATCTTTAGCTAATTGGTAGGTGGCGAAGAATATAGTGTTATCAAAGGTAGCCCAGCCGTCATGCCCTCTGTTCTTGTCAAAATCGATGGCATGTTGCTTTTCATAAGAATCGGGTTCCCAATTTGGATTTCTGTTTAAAGGCTTGCCTTCGTTTATTTCGAAGAACTTTTTTTGATCGGGATTTTTATCAAGATGTTCTGCAACATACATACTTTGTTCATCCCAACGCATGCTTGGCCGGTGTGCGGAGAGAACTTTAAAAGGAGGGCCGGCGACAGTGAATTCCTCAGCCTCTGGATTATAGAATTTATCTGTATCATCTGGTAGGGGTGCGGCGCCCGGCTCACTTAAAGCATCAAGATATTCAGTACCAAGGTTAACTGCCTCAAAATAGGCACCTTCAGGCGTATCTGTATCCCCCAATTGCTCATTAACTCGGATAGTTGGGGCATTTGCGTCTAACCATCCTTCGATAAAGTCGGGGGTAATAGATTTAGCGGGTACATTCTTTAACATATGCATGAGACCCATGTCTTCAGCATACTCTGCCATACCGGCGACTTTTTTAATCTCGGCGATCCATTGTTCCGGCGACCGACGACTAGCGCCCGACATTCTGATGTTAGGCAGTAAGTAGTCACGCATGACTTCGGGCATACCGAGTTGATTTTCGGGAGAGTATTCGGATCCTAGAAGTGGTCCTTTGCCTCTCTTTTTCTTTCTCTCTGCGGCACGGATCTCTGCGTCTTCTTCTTGATTCTCTATGTAAGTTTTTAGTCTTTTCTTAACTTCGGCATCAGTGTTTACGCTTTGAATATGATCTTTATGCAAAGCTCCTTTTATAACTGCTCTAGCTTGGTCGGGGGTGATTTCTCCTTTACTGAAGAGTCTTCGGAGCTCAGGTTGTGCAGCGAGCTCAGCATCCGACATATTTAAGTATTTACCAACCTTACCCCAAACGGAACCGGAGCTAAGCTCGCCCAATGATTTAAAAGTAGCTTGGCTATCGTCTTTGTAAAGAGCATCGGCAATAACATCGCTTTTTAAACTTATACCGTCGCGGAAATCAGTATCCTCATCTATCTGACTTTCTACCTCGGTAGCTTCTCCAATATTCTCTACGCTTGCTCCTTCTGGGCTGTCGGGGTCTATTTCCTGCTTTTTCCCGTCTTTATCAAATGCTTGGCTCTCGCCTTCGGTCGCTATCTTGTCACCGAATTTTTCCTCCATGCCACCCATTTGTGCAACGCGCTTACGAGTCCATTGAATAAAATAACCGAATGCAAATTGCTTTTTAGCATTAGCTTCTTGTGCTGTAAATTGATCGGCTTTTTTAGGTATAGTAGTATCTAAAGAACCACCCCATCGATTTTTAAAGCTAGACCATTCCGCTTTCGTCATCCCACTTTTTAGTAGATTGTACTCAGCTATGGCTCGCTTCATAAGATCGCTCGGAGTTATACCCGCGTCAACTACGCCTTTCTTACCCGCTGTAATCTTACCGTAGTTAGAAACAATCTTAGACATAATACCTGTCCAAATTAAAGCACTCCCGGCGGGACCCCCTTCAGTAACCCTGCCCTGTTTATTGGTGTCGGGGAGGGCGACCATATTATTAAGACCGTTCTTTTCAACCATATTCCCGACAACTCGGGGAGACATTACGGTACGGTTGGAATGTCTTTGATCTTCTTCCGCTCTGGAAAGAGACGCATCTAGTTCTCTTATTTCGGGGTGACTTATGATAGTTGTGTCTTTAGATATCTGTCCTGACTTTTTAAGCTTAGCGGCTAATCTTCGAACATAGTTATATTCTTTTTCTTTACCTATGCCGTTAAGCCACTCGTCTTGCCATGTACCTTCTCTAGGTTTTTCATTAGCTAAATCCGCGTCATCTACGATAAGGTCGGCAGGCATGTCCTTTTCTTTACCGGTGTTCTTGGAAATTGTAGAAGTTTCACTACCACCTTCGTCCGGCGTACCAATGACCGATGGAGATATACCCTTGGCCTGAGCTTCAATGTCTGCCATATCGTCTTCTAAAGCCAATCTTTGACCCTCGGTAGGTTCAATCCTGCCCTCTGAATTCTTTTCAACTTTCGTTGATTCGCCGGACTCTCTGTCTATAGCAGACCTAAACAAGTTAACCTCGCCAGCCATTTCATTTTGAGGTTCAACATACAAGGCTAGTATTTCTTGCCTAAGTTGATCTTTAGTGTACCCAAAGTCCCGCTCAGCACCCATTAAATCTATTAAAATTAAATCGGAAAGACCTAATAAATTTATATTTTTTCTGCTTCCCCCCATTTCGTGCCGGATACGCTCGTATAAACCGAGTAGTAAAGAAGGTGTATTACCTTCGGCATCTCTTCTTAATTTCGTTTGTTCATACTTACCCCCACCTTGAGCTTGAAGCCTAGATCGTTTAGAAGCACCAGCGGGGTCGTACTGACCGGTAAGATTTGCCTGCATTGAAGCAACTCGTCTTTTAGAAGTGACCGAACTTTCGCTAAGTGCCGCTAGAATCATAGTGGCCACCATTCTAGCGGTTGTAGCGTCTATTTCGTGGTTTTCTAAATTAGAAGGATTTTTAAAACTCTCAAGCAAACCGTAATCACTTCCGCCGGATTTATCCCTAGCTAATCGTTGTATTTGCCGTGCGGGAATTTCTTTCGTACTTTTCTGCCTCGGTCCGGCACTTGTAATCCCCGTTTTACTTTTACCTACCAAGGCGTCCTTAATGGACATATATTGTCCTAGTACGGGCGACATTGGATCTCTAAAGTTTTCCTTCTTAACCCTACCGCCTAGGCTGGCTTGCTTAGCGGGGGTGTGCCGGAAAGGGTTTACGAGTAACTCCTTAGTAACTCCGTTTTCTTTTTTATTTCGCCTTTTTGGTATAGACGCCGCGGGCAGTTCGTGCCAAGCAACCGTCTTACGAGCCTGTGCTTCAGTAACGGGTTTAAGTGTATATTCTATTTTACCACCAACGGGCTTACTGCCTACTATTTCAAATGCGTAGTAATTTTGCGAAGGTACGAACCCGGAATATCCCCCGGCATAAGGGCCTTTAAAATTAACAAAATGACCAACCTCCCCTACATTCTGCGGTAAGGTTACAACGGTTGGTGTCCCGGCATCTAAAGCCTTATTAAGGTCGTTGACAACTTGTTGGTCGGCAATTTCGTGAACCCCATAAGGGATTAGCACATCGTCGATTAAAGGAGGTTCGGCTGAAAGTTCTGAAAAGTTTTCTTCGAAAAATGAGCCTATCTTTTCTACCGCATCGTTGATTTGAGTAACCGTTAATGTTCCCCCTAATCCTGCGAAAATATCGTCAAAGTCGGCAGTATTAAGTGCATCAGCTAAAGATTCATTAGACTCGAGACCTGGTATTAAAATCTCTCTAAGCACATCTATCGGTTTAACAGCTATGGCTGCTTTAAGAAGTTTTTGCTTCTGCTTTGCACTTAAATCTCTTCTGCTTTTAATGTCCGCCAATCTTGCTTTTTTAATATCCGAAATGGCTTTATCTATTGAAACTTTTAAAGAACCGTTATCTAGTTTTGAATTAGATTCTATTGCGTCTACGGTATTATTTAATTCGGTAGAAATATTTCTAGCTTTAGTTTTCGCTTTTTCTGCTCTAAATTCAGCTGCAATTTTGTCAGCATTTGCCTGTTCTTTTGCAAGCTCTGCTTTTGATATAGTCCTTGCATTAGATACTTTATTTAAATCTTCGGCGGTCTTTCCGGAAACCGCCACAACCTTACTTTCGGTAGCTTTTTTAACTTTCTCTTCAGCGATCTCTTTGGCTTTTTCCTTACCTTTAAAAGTCTCTTCTTGTTTTATTATTCGCTCTCTTAAATCTTGTGTGTCGTCATCCCTAGCAACACCACCACTTTTAACAACGGACTTTGCGGACTCTTTAATTTTACTTGAAGGGCTTTCTTTTTCCGGTGACTGAGCATCCTCACTTACCCCCGAGCCGCCCTTTTGCTCTTCAGATGCTACCTCTCGTGTCACATCTGAAGCTTCTCTAATCCGTTTTTGAGTTGCTGGGTCTGATAAATCGGCTTGGGCAAACGGATCACCTTCTCCTGCCGCGTCTCTTTGAGCTTTCTTATCTCCCGCTCTGTTTTGAGATCTTCTATATTCCTGAGGTAACGCTGCCCAATTTTCATACCCTAGAATTCTTGCCCACACATCTTTAGTGTTCTTATCCCACTTAGACATGTTTGAGAGATCTACTTCAAATGGGTTATAAATACCCGAACCATCTTCCGCGATTTCTTCATCTGAAAAATAACTTGCGCGGTTAGACTCTAAGGTAACGGGGTCAAATCCTAAATTCTTAAGTAGCTCAATTCTAATTGCGGATTCTTGATTAGCATCGGCTGGAAAGAATTGATTGGCGTTTTCATCAGAAGTAATAAACTTCATCAAAGTCTTTACGGCTTTTTTAATACCCGTATCAACCTTAGTGCCGCCAGCTACACCACTCTCAATAGCTAGAGCCGCAGCTACCTGACCGGTAAACCATTCGGCGATCTGTATATTTTCACTAGTACTAGAAAATGATTCGTTGACTATACTTAACTCGGAGTTCGAAAGATCGCTTAAGGATTCAACTGACCTACCGAGTTTATATTGAGCCCAAGCTATCTTTCTTGCTTCTTCCTCAGGCAAGGCTTTAGTGTAGAGATCCCTCGCTTGCTCAGGTGTGAAAAACATATCCTGAATGTAGTGACCACCTTCGTGAAGGAATACAAACGGAGTGCTGTCTTGCCTACCTTGTAGAGCTTTGTTGTTTAACCATATAACACCATTGCTGTAAGCACCTCGGGTGTTTTTGTTTTTAAAAGGTGTACGGTCGGCAACAACGATTCCGAGGTCACCAATTTTACCCGCGGTTTGAGCAAAACCGACCATTTTTTGAACTAAGAAACCGGTAGGAGAATTTAAATCCATACCGGTCTGTTCAACTACATAATCTAAATAATCTTGAGCTGTGTTGAACCTTCTGCGCTCATATTTAAATCCGGCTTGGTCTACTTGTTCAATATAACCGCCGGCAGTTTTTTCTCTACTAATAACATTAGCAGTAGCTCCGGAAATATCTTCCATTGCATACCCGCCAAATTTTGACTTGGCGTAGTTCATTGCGAAGCCTAAACCTCCTGGTCCAAAAGCCTCTACACCCATTTCGGCAATTATAGCTTTCCAATCTAATTTTTCACCGGGGTCTAAAGTAAGTAATTGACCAATTGCTTCACCAGCGCCTCCTAAACCTCCTTGAACACCTAACTCCGCAGCCATACCGGCTGTAATGCGCCCGTTGCTTGCGTGTACGCCAGATCTTAATTCCTGCCTGAACGCTTTCATACCGTTTGGTAGTTTCTTTAAAGCGGAAGGGTTTTTAAATAATTTTAAAGTTTTACCCGCTACACCTGCCGATAGCATATCTAAAATGGCAACTGGTCCCGATTTTAATGTAGCTTGGTTCCTGAGTTCAGTCATTAACTCGGGATTGTTAAAAGCGGCCATTAATTCGTTAGGATTGTGCCAATCAACGCCAGCTTTTTCTAGCTCCGACATTAGCGCACCTACATACTCCATAACAAACGAAGACACGCCGACCGCTACTTTCATACCTCTAGCCGCCCCTACTTTAGCACCCGCTAAAGCACCTTTTGGCCCACCTACGGCGCCTATAGTGGCGCCTATACCCGCTGAAGCTCCAACTACTCGGGGCGCTTCTGTTGCGTATGTGTTCATAAACCCTACTATGGTTTCTACAACCATCTCGGGAATTGCGTCAGCGTGCTTTAAAAAGTGTTGTATCCCGTCCCAGAAGCCGTCCACTTCTGTCATTTTGTATTTCGTATATGACTCAGAGTTCTCGAGACCTTCCATCTCGGTCATTATGTCAATAAATTGTTGAGCATCTGCTTTACTAAAATCAGCTAAACCGGCGAGCTGTGGTACAAAATCGGTAGCGTCTTCGAGTAAATCACCACTTTTCCAAGCATTTGCTAAGTGCCCATAATAACTATCCGACCGCCCTTTGTCGGCAACTTCCATCCCGAATCCCGCTTGGATAGCTGAATTTAAGGAGGCATGATAGTTCTTTTTAGCCAGATCTAAGTCTTTTTTGGCTTCTTTTAAACCTTTGGTTCTTAAACTTTCGATCCAATAAACTTTTGCTCTCTCGTAAGCTACATGAGCATTGCCTACATTTTCCACGAGCTTTGCTCCGATTACCCTATCTTCGCCACCAAGAGCTTCTAGGGCGGAGTCTATATCTACACCTTTGTATGTAGTTATACCCGCTTTTTTAAGAGCATCTACATTAATGGCTTCCTTTTCACTATCGGAAATATAAATGGAGCGGTTAGCTACCTGACCCATTAAGGAGTACAAGAACCCGTGTTTCTTTAATTTAGTGCGCGTCTCAAGTTCGGAAATATCTTTCTTGAGAGCTTGTATACCCTCTCTGCGGACAGCTTCTAACCTTTTACGCTGACCTTTGTTTGCTTTCTTAATATAATCACTTCCGTCGCTAGGTAAGGCCGCTCTTGGGTCTACTTTACCGGGGTTCAAAAGCTCACCCATAGGCCCCCATTGAGGCTTTTCAAACTTTTGATCGTCTAGAAGTTTGTTAACCCGCTCTTGAGATAAAGGCTCTCCTGGGTTTTCCTCTTTCCACTGTTTGGCAGCCCACCTTAGGTTTTCAGGTAAGCTCATAAGAGTTTCGGACATAGCTGTTTTTCTAGCTTTTGCCCGCTCTGCGGCTTCCTTTGATTGGTGGTAATCTTTTAAAAGCCTACCGTGCTTTTGTTTAATAAGATCGTATTTTCGTTTACCCCTTAAAGCACCGGACGCCCTAGTATAGTCTTCGTCCTCCCCGAACCATGAAGTGTCACCCTCGTCGACTCGACTCTGAAACTGTGCGTACCTATCGTCTATATCTTTAGTAAACGCATCAATTGTTTCGGGTTTATCTAAATCTAAGTCTGGAGCCTCTAAAAAACCTTCGCTAAATTGTTCTTTCCAAAAAGGGGAAAGCGTACCTTCGTGAAACTCTTCTAGAGCTTTTTTCTTATTGCTATGGATGTCGTTATACTTGCCGATGTCAGAGGTAAGTCTCGAGATATCTGAATCAAAAGATTTAATATCTTTATATGCTTGCTGAGTCTGTACATTGACTTCGGGTTCACTCTGATCTACGGGTTCCTCCCAGTTGTGTAGCTCTTCTTGAGATGTTTGGGAGCTAGCTGGGTCGCCCCATATATTCCAATCATACCGGGGATTAGCCGCCGCCTTAGGAAGAGGTTGGTTTAACCCTTCTAATTTCAGAGGCTGTTTGTCTTTAAACTGATCCCTCCCTAAATCCAGATCGTCGAGGAGCCCCATGTCTTTTAAAGAAAGGAATTAGTCAGATGATTCATTCCAAGCCTTTTAGACTGCTCGTATCTAGACTTTTTATTAAAATCATTTATAGCTGACTCAGCCCTAAGACCACCTGTTTCAAATTTTGGAACCCTGTTTACCATATCGTCATTTATAATATCTCGCCTTTTTGTTTCCATAATAGCTGCCGGAGATGGTCTACCTTCGGGGAATAAAAAGTCATCGTGTTGCTTAGTTTGAGAAGGGGTCAATCCGCCACGCCAGTCTTGATAAGCATCACCGGCTGCTTTTGCGTTTCCGTATTTAGGGTTAGCGTGAAAACTTGGGCCTCTGCCACCTGTTCTGTCGAGAATGTCTTGGTTGACACCTCTTCTTACCATGTCCTCTTGCCCAAGACCAACGGACTGCATTCTTCCGCGCCAGTCCATATTATCCATATCCCGCTTATTTTTGTAATCATCAATATCTTGTTGATTACCGGTAAGAGGATTTGGACGGTGCTCATTATGAGACATTATTTTACTGTTAATAAAATTGTCTTTCTCAGCGGGGTGCATGTTCTTCCATTGATTTTGCATCAATGTAAAATCTCTACGAGCTTTCTCCATACCGGGAGAATTTGGATTACTTATATCCTCCCCCATTCTCGCGTAGTGATCTCGGATAGAGTTAAAAAGTAACTCAGTCTGAGTGATGGGGCGCTCCCTACCCTCAGGTGTGCTGTGTGACCTTGAAGGGTCTTGGGCAGGCTTTTCCATTGATACTACGGGGGCTGGAGCTGGAGCTGGAACTGGGGCTGGAGCTGGAGCTGGAACTGGAGCTGGAGCTGGGGTTGAGGGAGCCGCCCCATCAGGTCTCTTATCGATTCCTTTTTCTAAATTAGCTAAGTACTCACGAGCCTTGTCTCCAGGTTTTGGTACATCTACGATTTTGTCCGAATAATCGGGTGCATTTGGATCATCTATTGGGCTAGGTACATCTACGATTTTGTCCGAATAATCGGGTACATTTGGATCATCTATTGGGCTAGGTACATCTACGATTTTGTCTGAATAATCGGGTACGCTTGGATCATCTAAAGTTGGATGCGGTGCATCTACAATCTTATCTGAGTAATCAGGTACACTTGGGTCGTCTATTGGACTAGGTACATCTACAATCTTATCCGAGTAATCAGGTACATCCGTTATTTTGTCTGAGTAGTCAGGCGTATTTGGGTCATCTATGGGGCTAGCATTTACGACCTTATCCGAATAATCGGGAACACTTGGGTCGTCCAAACTAGTAGGTTTAGGAGGTACGGGAGGCAAGCCCGCAGTAGGATCGGAGTCTGCGGGAGGTACCAGTGTTCTAGGTTGGCTGGGCTTTGGGGGTAAAGGAGGTAAGCCCGCGGTAGGGTCGGAGTCTGCGGGAGGTACTTGAGTTCTAGGTTGAGGTTGAGTTGGGTATGCGATACCTTCTCCCGTAATTGGGTTAAATGGGACGGTTTTCCCATTCATAGTAGGTAAGCCATTTGGCCCAGGTGCTTGCATTGGTACTTGGCCGGACTCAAGCTGAGGAGGGGAACCTACATTAGCGCTCATCATCGAACCTTCGGCGACTACTTCGCCACCCGGGTTGTCCATGGAAGCTGTTGCTTTTGGTCGGTTGCCTTCGTAAGTATCCGTAGAAGCTACATCTTCACCCCTAGCTTTTCTCTCATCTAATATTCTACGGACTTCATCATCTGCTCTTTTCGAAGGACCTCCCGCTATTCTGTCAGCCTCGGCCTGCTCGGAAGCGGAGGCTTTAGGTACAAAATCGGGGTTGTTGTCGGGATGGGTTGGGCTAGCTTTTGATTTAGCAATATAATTAGCGGCGGCATTAGCTTTTTCCTCAGGAGTTGCCGCGTCATAAGCTCCGGGTCCTTTTATACTATCTACCCAATCTCGGATAATGTCGTTTTTACGATCCATATCCTCATCTTGCCTAATAGCTCTTTTAAGCTTCTTGCCTTGCCAATTCTCAATAGCGGCACGATCACGAGCGCCCGCTTGATCGGGGATAGAGCTTCCGGGGTTACCCATGCGAGGCTTCCTGGTAGGCTTCTTCTGTAAACCACGACCTGTGCCTTTTATCTCTTCTTGTCGGGGGTCAGGTATTGATGCCGCGGGCGGGCCTTTGGGGGCGGCGTCTTCGGGATTTACTGTCTCGTCTTCTGCCGGTTTTTCTTCTTGTTCGGCAGGGGCTTCGGGTTTTGAAGGTATAGGGTTACCATCAGAATCTAATTTTGGGTCGGGAGTTTTTTGTTGATCTCCCTCGGGCATTACCGGGTTCCCATTAGCATCTTTCGGGAGTGGTTTCCCATCTGCATCTTTTGGCCAACGGGGATGGGCCTGCCCCCAATCTACACCTTCGGGGTTGTCTTCGGTTCGCTTGTCTGCACTTGGTTTAAAGTAAGCAGTGCTCTCCTCTCGATGGCCGGGGTTGTTTTTGTCGTAGGTGTAATCGGGGTTACCAGTTTTTACACGGGTCGCAGTGCCTCCGACACCGTACCGCTTAAAATTCGATTTGTTTAACTCGCCACGGGCTTTAGCGTCTGATTCCGAAGGGGAGTCGCCAACTAGATCCTCAGTTGCAAAACCGAAAGCGGCCAGGATTTCGTCTTCCCCGTAATCGTGGTCGTCGATTAACCGTTCTCTCATACTGGGTCCGGAAGGGGGAGACCCCTGAGGCGCATTTTGAATAATGGGATTTGCGTCTAGCGCATTAACAAACTCACTCCCGTACCGCTGGGCCAGTCTTGCGATTCTGCGTATGGCCATATCATCGGTGCCATGCCGTACAATCGCTGTTATAAACTCCTGCGCTAGCTTATCTAGATCTAAATGTGAGAAATCATTGTTAGTAGCCATCAAGCAAGCTTAGGTTTTTGTACTTAAACCCTCAACCGCTTGTAATTAGATGTTTTTCCGAGCGGAACTCGCATAAATCCATCGGGACACATTAAACTGGGATCTTTCCGAAGCATCCTTGTTGTAATCTTCTTTTTCTTATGTCCCTTGTACGAAGAAGCGGATTCCATGTTGTATAAACACAAGGCGGCAGCGAGAACATGGTCATCATGGTGACCGGGAGCAGCTTCGGGTTTACCTTTTTCGTTAATTACGAACACTTTCATCTCTTTTAGGATGTCTTCATCCGGGATATCAAAGTTTCTTTCCATTAATTCGGCTGCCATATGATCGATCAATGTCTTTCTTGTAACTTTATCAGTCTGCCAACCGAAGAACTTCTCAACCATACCCGTTGAATTGTTGATCTTACGCCTTTGATAGGTGTGAACCCCTGCCTCCAATAGGTATTTTACGACAGCTAACCCCGTATTATTGACTTCGGGGACAACAAAAGCTCCGCCGTACCATTGAGCCGCTGCAATAATCTCCTCCGCGAGCACTCCAATCTCTGCACGGGAATGGTGGACTGCAACCATTCGTGCTACATGCCAGTCTCCGTTCCAATCTTCGTACGGAGCTCGCCAAACTTGGACGCTATGATAGTCTGGATCGGCCGCCAAACCCTGCATTTGTTGATCTTCACCCGTACAGGTATCAACTCCGATAATGTATTTAGAGTCATGCTCAGGCTCGTCGTACACAACCCAAGAGCCTCCCCTATCCATGTTAAAACTCACCGTTTTGTTAGACTGTAAACTTAGGTTTCCGACCTGTTTATGCTGATTTGGTGCGGCATCCATCATTTCTTTCAATACTTCTATCTGGAACCTTGGACGGGATGACATTAAGAAACATTCTTCGGGATCCGATGGATACTCCTGACGGAACTTAGAAACATCACCATTACACTTGTCCTGAAGAGTTCTCCTTCTCCAATGCATTTGTTCCCATGTTACATCGAAACGCTCTACTTCGGACTTTTCGTCATCGGTCATAGAATCCTTGAAATCCTGAAGCTCGTCTTCAGATTTGAAAGGTATTTCAGAATCTTCGAACTCCCACCAAGCGGCAAATATCTTAGCCCATTCATTGTCCTGCACCCATGTGTTATAAAACCAACCGGCTGGGCCATTCGGTGTAGAGTCGGCAACAACTAGCGAAACATTGTCTCCGTCGTACAGCGACTGTAGATAACCAAGAGCGGGGTCTTTTTGTCCCGTATTAGGCCAGAAAGCGACCTCAGTCATATTTCCTACCTGAATCGTTCCGCTTCGGCCTGCGTTTTTCGATCCGGCGGTTTCCTTTCCGTACGCGCTTCTGGTTCTTAGCTTTATTAAATCTGCCAGATTGCCCCCATCCTCCAGGTTTGTTCCGGTATCGTCCCACGGAAAGGCGTCGTTCTCGGCGTATCTCCGATAGATCTCGAAGACTTTGTCGCTCGTCCCTGCAATATCCCCCATCAGCGAGCCCGCCAGATTCTCGTGCTTCCTCATGTGGTGGTAAGTCAGAGCTTGGGCGCATGTACTCGCCCCCTTCTGACGGGGTTTTAGGATGATCATCTTGCACGGCTTTTTTTCTACTTGGCATTTTCTATAATGAGCGAACATACGCTTTTGGAGCGTATTCGCTTTAGGTTTAATATCTTTACCCCTCTTATCCTTAATGACGGCAAATGTTGAGAACCACACCTCGGGGTCGATTCTGATAAGGTTGGCTATTTGTTGGTCCTTGTCTGTCATTGCATCTGTTCGTTCATTAACTTAATTGCTTCTTTACTAAGAGGAGTTTTGTCCCGATATTCGGGGTTGTTGTAAAGAAACTTGCCCGGCTTGGCACAATAATGGATTGCATATGCTTCTTTTAAGCTACTGTGTTTTAAAGCATCACTCATAGCATTCCACTTCCAAGATAAGGGATTAAATTCCAAATCTGAGTTGTGGATTAAATTATTAAAAATATCTTGATCCCCATTATAAGGGTTACCTAATCTAAAAGGAAATTCGGGAGCGGGTTCTTCGTATATTTTAAATGCGTCTTCTCTCCAGTTTTCCCAAAATAGTTTCCTTGCAGCGGGGGAACCTATCCAAACACCGGCATTAAAGAAGTTCCACCAAGGAAACCCATAAAAATCTGAAACATTTCTGTGCGCAAAAGCTCTTCTTAATGCAGCTATTGGGGTGTGGAAATGGTCCAATAAATCTATTGCTTCTCTAACCGCTAGGAAGTCGCCTTTCAATTCTTCGCGGATGTCGGGTGCGGTAAGTTTTACTATTACATCAACATCAAAATGGCAGATATAATCATAATGCATAAGCTCCGGCTTACAAAGATCCATTGACCAATAATATTGCATACGCCAATCCGCATCTTTTGGGATTTCATCTCCTTTAAAAGGTGGATCAGTTACAAACATATGATCCATACCATAGTAATCAGCGTAAGCCTTAAAACTTGAAGTAGACTCTTCTATGAGTTTATCGTGTTTTTTCTTGGGATCCCGGGGGATGTATATCTGGTATATTAGCACTTTCATTAGAATGAGTACCCTCCTAGCTCGACATCTTTGGCGTAAAGAATACCTATCCTCTCCGCTAGCTCGTCATCATAATATCTACGGTAATCTGCTTTTTCAGTAGTGTTTACCTTGGGCGGTAAAGGTAAGCCGGTAAACTCGCTAAAACCCTCAAAACCATCTTCTAACCTAAACCACTTACCTTCGTAACCCTCTAACCAAGTGAACTGGCTATCCCTATAGTCCCAGTTTCTCCCCGTTTGAGTGTTGTATGAAACATGATCGGAGTGGCCATCTACAAAAAACCCCCCGGGCATCCATGAAGTTTTAAACCCTTGAGCTGTTAATATAGGATGATCTATGTCGGCCCACTTTTTGCCGAGATTAGCTTTAGCTATTTTTAAATTATATAAGTAAATCGATAGGCACCGTGACCAAGGATTCCGCAGTATTGCTAAAGGTTTTAAACCTTTTCCGCCCCGCTCCCCCCAATAAGAAGCTTTATTGTGAGCCTTGTTGGCGTCTTTGTTTATAATCCCTAGCCCATACTTTTCTCTATTTGATATTCGTTGATGATAAAGAACTTCTTCGATCATTTTAAATTTACCCCCTATGGACATGTAAGGTTTTAAAATGGAGCTTCCGGCGTTTTTTGGTACATGTATAAAGTACCAACCTTTTTCTTTAGAGTAGATCATTATATATTCTTTTTAAATCGGGGTTAATGCGCTCAACCATTTCTTCTTTGAGCAAGTTGTAGCCCCTGGTTAAGCCTTTGTTGGCTTTTTCGTAAGTTTCGGGGAAGGCGTGAAAGTGGAACGATTTAGCTTTTGACCAATCTATACCCCAGTCATCTAATCTAAGGACTCCCTTTTTCCATTTTTTAGCAAATCTCCAAAATCCAATATTATGGTTCTTGTTAAAGACACCCATGTCGAAATACTCGAAAAACCAAATCATACCCTGCTGCTCATAAAATGATGATCTGTTTAGGTATATTTCCTTCCAAACCTTTGCGAAGTCCGAATGCCTTGCGAAAACATAACCGGCGTTAAACGCTCCGTATGTTTGGTTATCGGAAAGCGTATCCCCGGTGTGGTAATGGGGAGATATCATTCCATCGACATCAGTAAGAATATCTTCGTGAATTGGCTTATTTAGCACAATATCGGCGTCTAAGAACAAAGTTTCACCCTCTTCTTCCAATGCCCACTCCATTGCGCCTATTTTAGTCCAAATTGCCCCTGCGGAGTGGAAATCGTTGTGACTTTTGACTGATTTGGTTTTGTAAGCGGCTTTTTTTAAATCATCGGGATTTGCGCTCGCTTTTAGGTTTAACCAAAGAAAACCCATGTTTTTTAGCTGTGTATACACATAATCGTCACAAACGACATAAATCGGGCAGTTGTACAACATCCTGACCGAAAATATTAGAAGCTTGACCTCTCGTAAGGCAGCTCCGGTGGCCAT